ATGAATCGTTGGGGCGGGAATTCGATGCGTTGCAGATCGGCGGCCGTGGTGGTTTTGGCAACGATTGGGGGCGGCGGTACGATTGGCGGGACGCTATAGATTAGGGTGGGCGTATCGGGATTTAATCGCAACCAATCCGCAACGTCCCCGCCCGTCCCCAACTGCAAATCCAAATTAGTCACCACAAACCCGGCGTTCCGTAATTGCATTGTCAATTTTTCGGCGGCGTTGCGCCCGGTTTCATCACAATCCAGCGCAACCGCAACCGGCCCGTTCCATTTGGATTTGAGGGTTTCTAGTAACAACTCTGGTATTCCCCGTTCCGCCCCGCTGGTTATGCACGTTGCGGGGATTCCCTTGGATAGCGCCGCAATAACGCTAATTTCCCCGTTGCATAATAGAATCGGGAGCGCGTCGTATTGGGCGCGCTTAACGGCGGCGTCCAAATAATACCAACATGGTTTGTATCCTTTGGCGTGGCTATAGCGCGGGTTCAATCCGTCGATATATCGGAACCGATCGCCGGCCGGGGTAACGAATTTAAACCCCGCCCGTTTGCCCGCAATGGGTACCCACCCGTATTGTTTCATTACATCCAGCGTGACGCCGTGACTCACTGCATACTCATCATGGGTAAGGGTGATTTTAGTATTTGCGGGTTGCCCCTTATCCACACTAATCCCCAACTTATCCGCCAATTGATACAGTGAATAACCAACGCTCCCCCGGGTACGATCGACGGCCGTCCCCATTTCCTCGGTTACTATTTTCACCTCAAACGTTCCCGAATCGGCGTTCGGGTCCCACGGCCGGTTACCCACCCAAACGCCCGGCGATTTCTCTATAAATCCTTGGACGCGTAACACGTCGATTACTTTCGTTGCAGTTCCCATAAAAATCCTAAAAAATCCGGCGCCGGGGAATCATCCCAGCGCCGGACGCTATACCCCGACGGGTTAAAACGGTAATATGGTTTCGTCTAGTGATTGCGGGACGTTGCGGGCCGGGGGCGGGGTTTCATCGCTGGTAACATTACCCCGGCGCTCATCCGCCCAACCCTTATATTCCTTTTGGATTTGGGCGCCCTTTTGCAGTATTTCGGTACCGACGTATAGCGTTTTCAAATCGTCCCGGGTTGCGCCGAATTTGGGGTTAATCACGGGGAGGGTTACCACGCTCCCCTTGCCCGTTTCGGTATATACCGGGTTGCCCTTTTTATCCGTTGGCGCCGTCATCGGGATATAAAACGCCCAACCGGGGAGGGTGGTTTTTGCTAACGTCATTGCGAACGCCCCAATGGTTTTTTGGTATTCCTCAACGATTCCGCCCTTGCCATAAATCGCCCGGGCCGTCATTCCTTTTGTTACCAGTACAATCGGTTCATCGATCCCCGCGGCGAACCCTAATTGTTCGGCGTATTTACGGGCGCCCTTTTCATAGTGGGGTAACCACGTCGTATTGTCGCCGTCGCTGGTAAACCATTGTTCCCGGTAATAGATCGGGGCCCACAGTAGGGACGGCGCCGAATAGCCGGTTTCATCATTAAACCGGTTAGACTCATTCCACGGCGTACCGCATCCGCCCAACTTGGTATAAAATTCCCCATTGGTCCGAACGGTTTTGGCGTCGACGCCGTTAAACCACCAAATCCGGGGTAATTGGCGGGTGGGGGTTTCGGTTTCAAACTCTAACCCGGCGATATCGTCAAAAAAATCACTCATTACCGTTTCCTATCACTGGTAAACTAAATTCCGGGTTGATTACATCCAACCCGCGAAATTTGGCGGCGTCCATTACACATTGGCGAACAATCTGGGGGAGGGTTAGCGGTTTCATCCCTTGTTTACGCATCTCCATATACCCAATCTGCCATAACAGCATGGATTCGGTATGGTTAAATGAAACCGTGGTTCGGGTTAGTTGATCCTGTTTTTCATCCATCGCTATTTATCCTTTTTGAGCATGATATACCCGGCGCGCTGGGATTCTTTACGGGCGTCGGCGATTCGTTGGGCGGTTTGGATTTCCCCGTTCCGAACCAGTTCGGACGTAAGGGCGTCCAACGTTTGGGCGTCGTATGATGCGGATTTGGTAGATTTGGTTATTAACGCCGTACCGAACCCGGGAACCGAAACCGAACCCCCAAGCACTGTTACCAGTTCCCGAATTTGATCCCGAATTGCATCCCGGCGGGACGTGAGCGGCGCTAATTCGCTGTCAATTTCGGCGATTTCTCCCCATAGTTGGGCGATTTTGGCGGCGTTGTCATCAAACAGTTTCTTGTCATCGGCGAATAATTCACTCATCCGGGTTTCCTTTCATTAATCGTTTTTACGATCCATTGGGCCGCCTGCGATTTGCTCCCCCATTGCGTAATCCGTGATGGGGTAAAATATATTTCGGCGTAAAACTTATTGTTTTTGAATTCAATATCCCATTTTACGCCGTTGTATACCCCGCTCCAATACCCCATCAAATCCCCCGGAATTCTTGGCCGCGTTCTGTCAGTATATAAACCATCCATTGAAACGCGTTATACGGAATAGTACGCGCATCATACCCCATGATCATGCATTGGTGAGTAATTAGCACGTTTTGCCAATTGTTGGAACGGAAAAAATCGGTATTGGCGGATTTGAATACGTCATATAACGCCGGGATATTTTGGGGGCGGAACAAATCCGCAACCCAACGAATCACCGTTGAATCTGGTTCGGTAATTGGGGAATACGTATTATAAATGTAATCCCAGTTGGTAACGGTGTATTCCGTCATACGCAATTTAAACAGTTCGAACGCCAACCCCTTAACCCCGTCCCGATCCGTCCCGGCGGGAATGATTTCGTACCGCTGGATAGTTTCGCCCCCATGGGTGTATGTGGTTGCCATGGTGTAAATTTCCGGGTAATGAGGGTGTCGGGTAAGAATACATGATACCCCAAAACCGTCGATACGTTTCCCTTGGGCGGCGCTGATTTGCGCGTTTGATTGGTTGCTCATCTGGTTTGCTCCTTACTGTGTAACAATAACTTCTAATGCGGGTTTACCGTTGCGCCGAACCTCATACACCACGCCGCCCGGGATGTATTTGAGAAAAATAACTTTCATTGGGGCGGGGCCGTAATGCTGATTAATTGCCGCCTCAACTGCTTTGCCCCGGCCCCTAGCGTAGATTTCGATTACCACGCCCCCGGGCAATGTGATATAAAATTTACTCATCCGGTTCCCCCTCTATCGGATCGGCGTAAATCGCCGTAAATCCCTACAAATTCCGTAATCGCTGGGGTGTATTCCGTGGCCGTGATGGTTTCGTTATGCGCGCATTCGAACCAATCCCGGCCGTGTTGGAAATACTCCCCAATCTGCAACGATGATATTTGGAATATTTGCGCCCGTTTCCCGTCAAACAGTGAACTGTAATAACCAATTGCTATCGGACCGGTGCGGGGCGCTCCCGGCGCAATTTGCCCCACACATCGAACCACAATACAATTACCCGTCCCCGGCGCCCGGGTTCCCTTTATCAGTAATTGACGAACGGCGCCCCGCTTTGCCATGATTTCGGCAAACTGTGCGGGATCGATTTGGATTCTAATTACCATTGTTAAAACTCCCAGTTCCGGGTAATTCCCGATAATGGAACGGATTTATGTGCGTCTAATTCCGACATTGGGGCGGGGGCGTTGTTGCGAATCCATTCTTCAACAATCGCCGTAATTTCGGCGTGACGGATTGGTTGCAAATTGGCGCTCCAATACGCGTATTCGTCAATGGAATCGAATACGGTTGCGGTAACGTCCCACACCGTGGCCGGCGTTACGGCCGTAATGTGTTCGTTGATTTCGTCGATCATTGCGGTGATTTTGTCTGGGGTGAGTAAGAACGGTTTCATCTGGTTTGCTCCTTTATCGGCGGGGCGCCGTTCCCAGCGCCCCGCCGTTCTTATTACTTAATCGGTACCATTTGGCCGGATTCTGTCATCATGTAAACAACTGATTCGGCGGCGGTTTTGACGGCGGCGGCGTCAATCTTGGGTTGGACGGCGGCGGCAATAGCGGCGTCAATCTTGGCAACGTCGGCGGGGTTGGATTTGATCATCTGGTTCCGTTTGCGGGTAATCATCGATTTGTCATACTTTGACAAAATACCGTCGGCGGTTTTGGTTACCCAAATCCCCAATTCCGGAATGTGGGTATGGGTGTCGTTGATGTTCATCTGGTTTGTTCCTTTGCTCAAATACTTCATTCCTATTTCATTATACGTATAATTATACAAATGTCAATATGCAATTATGCAATTATGCGAATATTGGTAAAACTCTTAAATTAGGGGTTTTGCGCCCGGGGGTATCATTGTATAGGGTTGGCACCTATTGCCCCGCAAATCGCCAAATAGCGGGCAATACGGGGCAAATACAAAACCCCCCGGGCGGGGAGTTTTGTACCGTTATTTATGATGTAGTAATTCATCGTATAGGCAACCTCCCCTATTTGGGCGGCGTTGGCCAATTTACGGCCCCGTCCCAACCTAACGATTCTACCAGTTCCGGGACGTTTCGCAAATCGTGACGGTACGCCCGCCACTGTGCAACCACGGCCGGCGATAATGGTACGTCCGGTAATTGGGTCCAATCGCATTCCGACAAACGGGCGTCCCGCTCTAATCGTAATTCCATCATCGCCTCGGGGTATGTATAGGGTTTATCGACGATTTGGGCGCCCGCTGGGGGTGTCGGATATTCCACGCCAAAATCGTCGAAATAACTAATTCGGATGGCAATGGGGTTGTAAATTCGGTTTATGATTGGCATTATAGCGATCCTGTAATTTGGGTAATGTGAATAAATGGAGATTCGGACGCGGTACCCTCTGCCGCAATGGAAATAGTAGAATTTACCGCCGGAACCACCACGGCGTTTATTACATCGCCGGTGACAAAATAGCGCATAACGGTAAAAGTATGCAGTGTACTGCTAATGCTAGAATTGGTAAAAAACCCAACCCCAATAGTATTTATTCGTAAAATACCATATGCGGTTGTGGAGGTTCCGGCGTTGTACTGCAAATTAATTAGGTAGTACCCGCTGGTTGGTATGGTTACATCCGCCCCGCTCCAAATAAAACCACGGTTTCGGGTTTCGGTTTGCCATGTAATCGCGGTTCCGGCCGTGGTAATCGCTAGCGTTGCGGATCGGGTGAGGGTGAGCGCCGCCGCCGGCGTTTCGATACGCTCCAAAATATCGGTTCGGCGCCCGTTGGCGGCTAAATTAGTTAGAAATGAGTTCAATTTGTATTTGCTCCCGCCCTTGGCTATCGATGGATAATTGTACCCCGTTGATTTTTTGGGTTACCACCCCGGCGCCGGTGTACAAACTCACCAAATCCCCAATGAAGTATTCCACGCCGTACCGAACAGCGGGGGTTTGCAGTATTTGGGCGCTATAGGTTACCCGGTTTTTTGCCGCTAACCCTAATTCCAAACTTCCCGTATTTTGGAGCGCCGCGGTACTGGTTTGGCCGTTGCGGGCGTCGATCCATTGTTCCCGCAAATCGAACCCCGTTGGTAATACCGCCGGCCGGGTAACAATCGCCCGGGCGGATTCATTCCCAGCGCCCGCAACGATGACGGCGTTAAAATCGTTAACCCGGGGTTGCTCAATAACCAACTCCCCAATAGTTCCCGTTGCGGTACTAAATACCACGGTTGCGGTTCGATCGGTTCCCCGTTGCCCGGTGTACCATGTAAACGTATAGGTTGCCGGGGCGGTGTAGATTACGGCAAAATCTCCCCCGGCGATTTCTTGAATTCGTTGCATTGCAGTTAGCAGGTTTTGGCCCGCAACGGCAATAGAAATAGAATTCCCCGCCCCGCTGGTTGCGGCCGTCGTTGCTCCCGTAATAACCCCGTCCAAAAATCGCCCGTTGGCGGTGGTGGCAAGGGAACCGGCGTTATAGTTGAATAGCGTTTTCATTACGGTTTCCGCAACCACCGCTGAAAATGTGGAACGGTTAGCGACGCCGGCGAAAAATGCAACAATCCGGTTTTGTAGTAGGATTTCGAACCCAACCGCAACAAACGAAATAGTGGTTACTTCGTTAATCGTGGTTTTGGTTGCATAAATCACGCCCGCAAATTCTCGGTTATTGGGGACGCCGGCGGTAATGTCCCGCCGGAATATTTCCACCTGCGCCCCGTATGTAATGTATTGGGCGTTTGGGTCGCTCCCCGTTATCACCGTTTGGGCAATGTCAAAACCGTTTAATACGCGCGAAATCTTTACCCCAATCATTGCGGTGAGGTTGGCGGTGATTGCGCCGGCGCTATTGCGAATAAAAATTGTATATTGTGGAGCCATGTTATACCCGTACTATTCGAAACCAAATATCCGAAATTGTGCGGGTTGTTCCCGAATTTTGCCACGCTCCTATAGAAATTGACGCCGGCGCGGTGATCGATGTTATATATGTCCCATCTTGTGAACCTGAAACCAGCGCCGTTGCCATGTTTGCAATACTTGGCCGGACCCATCCGGTATTATCATCTGCATTGTACAGGCGAATTACCCGGGCGCCGGTTGTATTTGTATCCCATTGGGCGCGAACTTGAATTAGATAATTACCCGCGTTTCGGCATGTTATAACGCCGGCTATAACGTCACACTCAATAGACAAATCGGATGCATTGGTGAACGCGGTATAGGGCGGGAATAACAGTACATCGGTGGAATTTGCAACGGAAACCGATCCATCCGTTAAATACATTTGCGCCATTTGGTTATTCGATGCAACCCTACTAATCGCCGTATTGTACCCCGCCTGGAATAGGGTATTAAACGCCGCGCCCGCAATAACAACCGTTCCCAATGTTAATATATTTACTGCAGTAACCGCCGCCGTAATGGTTGCAAGTTGCGCCGACGTCACCAATGCGGCCCGCGTTGTGGATGTAAGAATTGTAAGCGTTCCGGCCCCATTTGCCGCAACCGTTAAACTCCCGGCCGTTGTATTTGCAATAACGGCGATTGTATAGGTTGCATTTGCCAACCCGGCCGCCGCAATGGTAACGGCGCCGTTTGATTCGTAAAAATATCCGTTAATAATTGCGGCGCCGTCGGCTATGCTCAAAATGGTATTTCCGACGGTTAACGTCATTGTTAAAAATGAACCGGTAAGTAGTCGCCCCGTTCCCAGCGTATTCCGTTCCATCGCCGTCATTCGGGTTGTATCGTATGCAACCGCCCCGTCAGTTCCCGCTACGCCCGTCGCCCAACCTAGTGAACGCTCTGTACTTGCCATGATTAAACCCCCACATATCTATTGAAATAAAATAAACTGGTTGCACTTGCTCCAGTGGTGACGGTTCCGGTTGCCGTAATAATATTAACCCCATCCGATACGGCCGGCGCCGGTACAATGGCAAACGTTGCCAAATCCGACGCCGCCGTTACCGCCGCAATTTGATTAACGCCCAAATCATCGGTTACGGTTTTGTACCCGTATAGTAAATTGAACGTCCACGTTCGCCCCGCTGGGATAACGCCGGGTACGGATATAACCGCCCCCGTCGATTGATTTGTTATCAACAACCCGGTAATTGGTCCCGTTGCGGTAATGATTGGGTACGATTGCCATGATCCGCCGTATGTGATTTTTGTATTACCCGATAACGCCGAAACCCCATAAGGAACCGGGTACGGTTTGGGGTACGGGGTTGGCGTCCCCGCAATTGCCGCCGACGTTGAAACCGTTAATCCGGTGGGATCGTACCAAGTGGGATCCGCCGCCCGCAATTGAACCACAAACCGTATATCATACCCGGCGCCGGGAACGTGATCGAACGTTAACCCGCCCAAAATCATTACCGAAATTGAACGTACAAAATCATCTCCCAGCGCAACGCCAACGGTTACGGTAAGGATTGCCGGCGTATTTGACGGGGTGAATATTTTTAGAATTGCATCCCGTTTTTGATAATGATCCGACAAATTCGGCGACATTACCAGCAACGGGAGTGACAATACCCGGGGGTCTAGCCGGAAATCGGTATCGAAATCCCCTTGTTGGAACGTCCCCCGCTGGGTAATCCGGTGTAAGGGCGATAACCCGAAACCGCCGTCCCCTTGGTAATTGAACTCATACCCCGTTATCGGGTCCGTTCCGTTTAACTGGTACACTTTCCCGTTTGTGGTAAGCGTTATTTTGTAGGGTGTTATAAATGCCATTACGCCCCCGCTAATCGTTGCATGTCCCGCAAATCCATCATAATGGATGATTCGGATTGATTTGTATTATAGGTTGCGGCCAACTGGTAATAGTTATTGGTGGTTGCTTGGGTTCCCGCAACCGCCCCCGCCAATCGTGACGCCCCGGCAATGTCCGGAATTCCCGATACAATCCCGGCGGCTATCCCTTGGGAAAATGGTTTCCCGATGGTTTCCGCCATTAATATTGACGGTGACGAAATGCGAAAAAATTCCTTAATCGCCTCCCATCCGCCCTTAGCGGCGTTTAGCGCGGCCTCTTTAATTTTCCCAGCGGCGGCGTTAATTCCGTTTACTATTCCGGTTGCCATATCGATACCGATTTGGGTAAACTTTGTTACCAGCGTCCCAATTTCTTTCATAACGCTGGTAATTACCGCCAATACGGCGCCCTTAATTTTATCCCATACCGATTGGAACGTGGTTTGTAGCCCTTGGAGCGCCCCGGGCAAATCGCCCCGTAAGAGCAGTAAAAACGAATTCATTACCGATGTAATAACCGGGAATACGGCATTTACGACGGTTACCAGCAACCCAAACACAAACGAAAAAATCGGGGCGAGGGTTTGCAATTGGTCTATTACGTATTGAATAGCGATGTTCGCAAGTTCTAACAATACCTGTACCACCACCCCCACATAATCGACGATTAATTTGAGGGCGGATTGTACGGCCGGGTTATTAAACGCGGCGATCATCCCGGCGGCGATTGGTTCCAATTGGGTCGTAATTACGGTAAAAATCTCACTGATTCGGGCGATTACCGGCGCCGCCCGGGCGCTCCCGTCGGCTAGCCCCGTTTGAATTGCCGCGGCGAGGGTTTGTAATTGGGTAATGATTCGCGCCCAATCAATCCCCGTTACCAAATCATACGCAACGCTATAAAAATCATTGAGGGACGTGAAAATAGAATCCCAGTTAATAGTAGTAATCCAATCCCCAAACGATTTCGCTACGTCGGTAAGAATTGGAACCAGCGTTTCCCCGGCGAATGTCCCGAACCGAACCAATACCGGCAATAGCGCCGTCCCGATTTGTTCAAACGCGGCGCCGGTTTGTTCCTGTAGCACTATCATTTGCCCGGAAAATGTATTCACGGACGCCGCCGCCGATCCGCCGAATTCGGTTGCTAGTTCGGCTAAAATAACCCGTTGGGCGCCCAACATATCCCCGGATTCGGATAGCGCTTTGATTTGCTCCTTTTGCTGGTCCGTAAATGTGACGCCAACCCGGGATAATGCGCCAATACCCGCTATTGGATCGTTTAATGCTTTACCAACTTGCATAGCAGTACCGCCCAAATCGGTTCCCAGCGCCGTCGACATATCCAAAATAGTTTGGGTTGCGTCGGTAAACGCGGGCCCTTTGATTTTGGTAAACGTGGCTAGGATGTTTTCACCCGCTAAAATTGCGTCATCACTAAATTTACTCATTCCGTTTTCGGCGCTTAATCGGCTAGCCAAATCCCCAAATTGCCCCGCCGTCAAACCCGCCGCCCCGCCCGTCGATTTAATGACGGCCTCGGTTTGCGCTAATGCGCTTTCCCAATCGGCGGCGCCCTTAATACCATCGCTTACCATACCAACCACCGCCGACAATCCGCCCGAAACTGCATTCACGGCCGCCGCCCCAATGGAACGTAACGCCCCGGTTGCGATTTCGCCCAATATGCTAAATCCGCCGCCGGTACTGGTTGCGGAATCGTTAACCGTGTTTATACTCTGGTTTACATCGTTTGCGGTTTTACTTGCGTTGTCAATACCCTCAAACGTGATTACGACGTTTGTTGCCACTATGTCCCCCGTTTCCGTTTGCTTACTTTTTGTTCTGCGTCAATCATAGCCAACGCCCGCCGTATAGTCACCCAATCGGGGAGCATAGACGGCGGGCAATGGTACACATCACGGCACAAAACCAATTGGAGGTATTCCACGGGTACGGGCGCGCCCGCCCACAAATGGGCCGTTACGCGCCCCCCGATTTTTTTAATTCGGAATCCCCCAACCCCCGCCGGGTAGTGATTGCGTCTAGGATTGGCGCCAAATCGTCAATGGGAATATCCCGGATAGTTTGCCCCGGTTCGTAAATAACAAACCGGTTTACCAACCCCGCAATGTCCCGGATTTTGTGGGAATCGCTAAAATTCTCAATGTCAATAATGTCCCCCATAGATAGGGGTAAGTCACGTAATTTGTAGTTCATTGGTTTATCCTATTATGCGGTATGTGTGATTACTTCTACAGCAACGGTAAAACTACACATAATTGGGTCGCCCTTGGAACCGTCAAATCCGGGGTAATCGATGGAAATAATACGCCCTACCGCAGTTGTATATACATCGGCGCCGGCCGTTGTTCCGCCCGGGGTTAGTTTAATTTCAATATCCTCACCCCCCGCTACAGTAAATGAGGCCAGCGCCCGCTGGTAACCCTCGGTTGCATCCTCGGTATAGATAACGTTTACCGTCATTTCGGAACCCTCTTGTTTGCCATAGGTGTTTTTGGGGGTATCGGAATCCAGCGGGTACGCTTTACCGTACATCCGTTTTACGGTGGTAGTGTCTACTGATTGGGCGCTCCCCGAAATGTCAATAAACCCGCCCGAACCGTCGTATTGGATTTCGATTTTGCCGTATGCGCCCGATAGGGCCCCGGTTGTGGTTGCCATGGTTAAACCCCTTTATTGTATGATGTCTAGAAAATCCATTGTAATCACCACCGAATCATAGAACCGCCCCGACGCTGCCGGGTATTCTAGCATTTCAATGGTTCCCCGGACGTTCTGCCGGGTGTATTGGGATGATCCCAGCGTTCGGACGGCGTCGATATAATTACCCAAATAATTGGTTAGATTAACGGTAATATCGGGCAACCCTTGCCCCATCCCGGCCGGCCGTAGTAAACAAATATCCTGTATTGTCCAAACCACCGTCATTACAAACGACGGGCGCAACGTTTGGGATTTCGTTTCATTCACCCCAAAATTGACGGGTTGTAATACCCGGATGGGAAGGTTCGCTTTTTCCCAACTATTGCGAATTGTTGCCCCGTAATATACGGGCGGGGTGAGTGTGCCGTCCGTTACTACCAGCGCCGCAATATCCGCCAAAATGGTATTTAGATTTGTTGCCATATATTAGGATCTCCTTTTATATGGTTTGAGCAAACTAATAATGATTTTGGGGATTGCGTCCGGGGCAATGGGAACCCCGTCGGCGCTAATCAGTTGTTGGGCGCTGGTGGGGTTTGATTCGCGGTTTTGGTAAAAATACTTGGTGAGTTCATACGCCGCCCCAACAATATCCGCCGGCGCCGTAACGCTCCACGCCCAACGGCCGGTAATTGATACCGCCCCGTCCGGTGATCCGGTATATGTCCAAACATACTGGGTATTGGATTTTATCTTTATTGCAGATTTGGCGGTAAAATTCATGGGGAGCAAAACCACGGCCCCGGACGGGATTAGATTACCGTCCCCGTTGGTGATCGTGGTGAGTTGGCACAAATCCGCATCTAATCCCAGCGTTGCCCCGTCCCACCAAATCGAACCGCCAAAATCCTCCCGTAATGGGGTAAATGTGCGGGTGGTATCGGCGGCGGCCTCAAACGTCCGGGCGGTAAACGTATCGATGGTTTGTTGGGCGGAATTGATACAGATTTGTATAATTCCGTCATCGGATGCGCTGGTGATCCCCAAAAAAGTTTTGAATTGTGCCAATGTGATATATGCCATGTGTTACCCCTTTTTTGGGCGCCCGGCGCCCCGTTTTGGCGGGGTTGGGGGATTGGATGGGGTGGGAACGTTTGGACGTTCTGGGGGCGTTTGGTACGGTGTTGCCCGTCCCCTATCGATCATCGATTGGGCAATATGGGGAGCAAAATCTACCACCGCTCCCGGTTGGTAACTTACTAGTTTCCCGTTTTCGTATTGACTCAATCCGTCGTTTAGTACGATTAGCATAATTCACCAATACCCCGGAACGCCGGCGCCGACGTCCCGGGGGTAATCATTCGTTAGGGGTTAATACCGTATGCGAACGCCTCGGCTTGGGTAACGTCACCGCCCCAGCGCATCGTTACAAAAATACCGGTTTGGCCGTTTGCCATGTATACATAGGGGTTCCGGGCGATTTCCATATCGACGGATTCCACAAACATATAATAGCCAAAATTACCAAATATGATTGGTTTAATACCCGTACCGAACGCCCCAATAAAATCCGACAATGCCAACGGGTAACCGTCGATTTCGTTGCGGGTGACATTGAGCAAACCGGCTTGGGGAATATTGCCAGTGAGTCCGCGAATTGCGCTTAATGTGGTACCGCGCATAATCCAACCGCATTCACCATCTTGAAGGTATGCGCTAGGGATTTTGGATTGCAAATTCACCACGTCCGAAAAATCCAAACCGCTGGCACTTGCGAGGGTTTCGTTTTGGGTCGCCCGGGTGAGGATTCCGTATGGTTGGCTAGAGCCCGAACCCTTAATGACGAATTCGTTTACATTGCGGGCGGCGGCGCGGGCAATTTCACGGGTAAGAAACGCTTCCAAATTTGCTTTTTCATCGCGTAACAGTTGGTTACTGATTTTCATAGCAAGGGTAGCGGTATATACTTGAATTGCGGCTTGCCCAAACGTGGGTTCGTCGAAATTGTACGCGCCCGATTCGGCCGTCCATGCAAAATCAGATTTTGAAACTTGCGTCGGAACGTCCAACCGCTGGTAACTGGTCGTCATT